GCGGTCTCATTGGGGAACCAGGGAAAGAACCAGGGAAAGAACCAGGGAAAGAACCAGGGAAAGAACCAGGGAAAGAACCAGGGAAGGAACCAGGGAAGGAACCAGGGAAGGAACCAGGGAAGGAACCAGGGAAGGAACCAGGGAAGGAACCAGGGAAGGAACCAGGGAAGGAACCAGGGGATTCTTTGGAATTTTCAAGGTTCAGCGCCTTCCGGCAACCACAGGATAGCTCGAAAAAGAGGCCCGCACAAACGCGGTGTCATTGGGGAACCAGGGAAGGGAACCAGGGGAAAGATTCTTCTAATATAGGCCCACCAGCCGCCACCAGGCCCACCAGCCGCCCACCAGGCCCACCAGCCGCCACCAGGCGCTGGTCATACTGTGCTAACCAGGGGGGATCAAATCCCGACAGCTGTACCCGTGGCGACCGCGCCCCCCTCACGTGCGAAAAATCGCGAAATTCGACCCCCGGTATCGACCGGGGAATGTTCATTTTTGGAGGTAACGGACAGTATGGAAGCAAGGCTCAACAAACGGCGTGTGAAAGCCGAGGTTTTGAAGCCCGCTGCTTATAATCCACGGCTGGACTTGCAGCCGGGCGATCCCAAATATGAGCAGATCAAGGCAAGCATTCTGCGGAACGGGTATGTAGACCCGATCATTTGGAATGAGTATACCGGCAACATCGTCGGAGGCCATCAGCGCTACAAAATCCTGCGGGAGCTTGGCGCTGATGAGATCGACGTGTCCGTCGTTCATATAGAAAACCTCGACGACGAAAAGGCCCTCAACATCCGGCTGAACAAGCTCTCCAATGAGTTTGAGCCGATCAAACTGAGCGAGCTGCTCAAAGAGATGCAGGATGCCGGGTATGTCTTCGGAGATCTGGCCTTTGAGGACTCCGAGGTCGAAGAAGTGCAGGAAGCGGCCCGGAAAAAGCGCTCCAATCAGGCCGTCCGGGAAGAAGATGACATCCCGGAAGAAGATGTCCCGACCGTCGTTCAGATGGGCGATGTGTGGGAGCTTGGGCCGCACCGCATGATGTGCGGCGACTCGACCTCCCGCCTGGATGTGGACGCGCTCATGGAGGGCCGGATGGCGCAACTCGTCCTGACCGACCCGCCCTACAATGTCTCCTATGAGTCCGCAGACGGCAAAAGCATCGAGAATGACAGCATGGAGGACGCGCAGTTCTACACCTTCCTACTCGACGCTTTCCAAAATATGCGGGCATACACCGAGCAGGGCGGCAGCGCTTACATCTTCCATGCCGACACCGAGGGCCTGAACTTCCGCGAAGCCTTCATTGACGCAGGCTTCACCCTTGGACAGACCTGCATCTGGGTGAAGGACAGCCTGGTGCTTGGGCGCTCCCCGTACCAATGGCAGCATGAGCCGTGCCTGTACGGGTGGATCGGCGACAGGCCGAAGTGGTACGGCGACGAGGAAGTCACATCCGTGTGGGAGTTCCCGAAGCCCAAAAAGAGCGAGGAACACCCGACCATGAAGCCCGTCGCGCTGCTGGCTGTGCCGATCATCAACAGCACAGCCCCCGGCGACCTGGTGATAGACTTCTTTGGAGGCAGCGGCTCGACGCTTATCGCCTGCGACCGCGCCGACCGGGTGTGCTACACGATGGAATACGATCCCAAATACGCGAGTGTGATCGTCGCCAGATACAAAAAAGAACGCCCGGAAGAAACAATCCGGGTGTTCAGGGATGGCGAATGGGAGGTGTGGGAAGGTTGATCGGACAGTTTGAGACACGCATCGTGCCTGTGTCTGCGATGAATCCCGCGCCGTACAACCCGCGCAAAGACCTTACCCCTTCGGATGCGCTCTACAAGAAGCTCAAAAAGAGCATGGAGAGCGAGGGATACCTCTCCCCCATCGTGTGGAATGAGGCCACGGGCAATATTGTAGGTGGTCATCAGCGCTTCAAAATCCTCGTCGAGGCCGGTGTGCAGGAAATCGAGGTCTCTGTGGTCAATCTGCCGGACGATAAGGCCGAAAAACAGCTCAATATCGAGCTGAATAAGGCTGTCGGCGATTGGGATCTGCCGAGTCTGGCCGATCTGTTGAAGGAAATGCAGGATTCCGGGTACGATGTGGAACAGACGGGCTTCGATATCCCCGAAATCGATGACCTTTTTTCTCAGGTGTACGACAGGAATGTCAAAGAAGACACTCCTGTGCGGGAATCTACCGGCTGTAAAGCATTTGTAAAGACAAATGATTTATGGCGACTCGGCAAACATCGCCTGCTTTGCGGCAGGCCGGACGATCCTGACCAGATCAGGGCCGTCATGGGGCCAAAGCCAGCACACATGCTGCTGCTTGCCCCGAATCTGGATGACATCGGGCAGACCGGGACACTCAAGGCGTGTTCCGGTTTTTTGGTGCGCGGAGCTTCCGCGTACCTCATCCACGATGACCAGCACAGCCTCGAATGGAGGCGGGCCTTCAAGGCCGCTGGCTTCCACTTGTCTGGCGTGTGTGCCTGGATTACGGGCAGTCAGGTCAGTGTTGGAACCGGATACCCGAACGTTCACTCGCCTGTGCTGTTCGGCTGGACGGGTGGCGGGAATCACCGCTGGTTTGCAGACCGGAAGCAGACCACCGTGTGGACGGCAGACACGGATGACGGACTGCCAACTGTGCGCCTGATGGCCTACCCCATCAAGAACAGCACGGCTCCCAGGCACACTGTGCTGGCCGTGATGGATCATAACGGCAGCGCCCTCATGGCCTGCGAGGAAACAGACCGCATGTGTCGGCTGGTTTTGGAGGATGAAGCCGAGGCCAGCAAGGTTGTGCAGCGCTACGAACGCGCATATGGCGCTGATGACATCACCGTAGAGAGGGACGGGAAAAACTACTCTCTCGATGAGATAAGGCGCGACAAATGAGCTTAAAACGGAACGGCAGCGGGTACTTTGACCCCACAGCATGGGAAGCGCTGCGGAACATCCGCGCAGAGGAACGAAAGCGCAGACGTTCGCTGTTGGAGAAGGGAGAGCAGACAAATGCCCCAGCGAGGGAGAAAACCAAAACCAACGGCGCTGAAAATCCTGGAAGGGAATCCGGGGCGCAGACCGCTGAACGAGAACGAGCCACAGTTCCCAACGGACGGAGTGGAGTGTCCTGAATGGATGTCCGATGAGGGCCGACAGGAGTGGGCGCGTGTTGCCCCGATGCTCCGATCAATGGGACTGCTGACGGCGGCTGACACCATGGCGCTGGCCGGGTACTGCCAGGCATACGCCAGATGGCGCGAAGCCGAGGACTTCATCTCCGTGCATGGCTCGGTGGTCAAAACGCCATCGGGATATGTGCAGCAGATACCGCAGGTCAGCATCGCCCAGACAAACCTCAAGCTCATGAAGGACTTCATGTCCGAGTTCGGCATGACCCCCGCTTCCAGGTCGCGTCTGAACATCGAGACTGCGCAGGTACCGCAAACTGACAGTGATTCGATGATGATGCAACTCCTGGGAGGTATGGGCGCATGATGGACAACGACCGCGCACAACGCGCTGTGAATTTTATCTCTTGCCTCAAGCACACCAAAGGGCAGTTTCACGGAATGCCGTTCAAGCTGCTGCCCTGGCAGGAAAGCCTCGTCCGTGCGGCCTTTGGGACTGTACGCGATGACGCGCCGGACACAAGGCAGTACAGCACGGTGTACACGGAGATACCCAAGAAGCAGGGCAAGAGTGAGCTCGGCGCAGCTGTGGCGCTGTATCTGCTGTGCGCTGACGGCGAGTGGAAAGCGGAGGTATACGGCTGTGCAGAGGACAGGTCGCAGGCAAGCATCATTTTTGATGTTGCAGCCGACATGGTGCGCCAGAATCCTATCCTGCTCAAGCGCTGTAAGATCGTGGAAAGCACGAAGCGCATCGTGTACCTGCCGACCGGCAGCATTTATCAGGTGTTGTCTTCGGATGTTCCGAGCAAGCACGGCCTGAATGTCTCCGGCTGTGTCTTTGATGAGCTGCACACACAGCCCACACGGGCGCTCTGGGATGTTATGACCCAGGGCGCTGGCGACGCTCGGAAACAGCCCCTCTGGTGGGTCATGACTACAGCCGGAACCGACCGCAACAGCATCTGCTGGGAAGTTCACCAGAAAGCCGTGGACATCCTGGAGGGTCGAAAAGTTGACCCGTCCTTCTATCCGGTCGTGTACGGCCTTGCCGACAATGAAGACTGGACGGACGAGAAAAACTGGTACAAGGCAAATCCGAGCCTCGGCTACACCATCGACATCGCGAAGGTGCGGCAGGCTTTCGCCAAAGCCCAGGAAACGCCCGCCGATGAAAACATGTTCCGGCAGCTCCGTCTCAACCAATGGGTCAAGCAGAGTGTGCGCTGGATGCCGATGGACAAATGGGATGAATGTGCCGGGGCTGTGGATGCTGACGATCTGCGCGGTCGCGCTTGCTATGGCGGCTTGGACTTGTCCACCACCAGCGACCTGACCGCCTTTGTGCTGATCTTCCCGCCAGAGGGCGAGGATGACCCCTTTGTTATCCTGCCCTTTGCCTGGTGTCCGGAAGAAAGCAAGAACCTGCGTGTGCGACGCGACCATGTCCCCTACGACAACTGGGTCGGACGCGGCTACCTGTACGCCACAGACGGCAACGTGGTGGACTACAGAGCCATCCATGAGAAAATCGTCGAGCTTGGCGAACAGTACAACATCCGGGAGATTGCCTACGACCGTTGGAATGCGAACATGATGGTGCAGACCCTGGAAGATGACGGCTTCAATATGGTGCCGTTCGGACAGGGCTACAAGGACATGTCCCCGCCGACGAAAGAGCTGATGCGGCTCACATTGGAGCATAAGATCGCCCACGGCGGGCATCCTGTACTCCGATGGTGCATGGATAACGTGTATGTCCGGCAAGACCCGGCTGGGAACGTGAAGATGGACAAAGAGCGCTCGACAGAGCGCATCGACGTGGCCGTCGCCAGTGTGATGGCGCTCGATCGCGCCATGCGAGGCAGAGAGTTCGCCTCCATCTACGACGAGAGGGACATGATCGTGCTATGAGAGGTGCGGCAATGGGAAAATACTGGCGCTTCCGAGGGCATGAGAACCTGGACAAGGCCATGTTCCCAGGCAGCGGCCCGTTTGAGGTTCCGGCTTTGGGGGCTGTGCAGGTTGAGTGCTCGATGTTTGTCGGGTTTGACCAGGCATACGCCTGGGATAAAGCGCCGGAGGAAACCGGGCTGCACTTTCTCATGTACGACAAGCAGTTCGAGCGCATCTGGACAAACCCGGACGATTACCTGTCCATGTTCCGCAAGTTTAAGTGTCTCTGTGCGCCGGACTTTAGCCTGTACACAGACTACCCTCGCGCACTCCAAATATGGAACCATTACCGCAAACACTGGCTCGCAGCCTACTGGACAAGCCTGGGTTTCACTGTGCTGCCGACCATCGCATGGAGCGACGAGACGAGCTTCTCCTGGTGCTTCAGCGGCGAACCCATCGGCAGTGATGTGGTTATCTCTTCCGTTGGAACGCAGGCGACAGACAGAGCGAAGTACCTGTTCTCGCTCGGCTACCATGAGATGATCCGCAGGCTGCAGCCCAGGAAGATATACTTTCAGGGTGTTGTTCCCAAAGGCTGCACAGGCGACATTGTGGAAATACCGACGAACATCGCCGCCGTGCGCAAGCGCGTCAAGGCTTGACTTTTTGAAGATTGTGGGGTATGCATTATGGGAGGCCGTGGAAGTTCCTCAAAGCTCGCCAGTCATGGCGGTGGTGGTGTTCCCGGTGTCGCTGGTGGCGGCAGCGGCGGCACAGGTGTCGACGGCTCCGGTAGAATGGGCGGCTCCGCAGGCGGGAACCCCATGCACGCAGAGCCGGGGCCTTCCGGGCGCGACAGCAAAGACCAGCGCGGCCTGCAGGAAACCAACGGCATGGCTGGAGGCACACAGGCGCTCAATAGGGATGGCCGAAAACAATTGCCAGACATCATGACAATTCACAAAGACGATGCTGCCCAGGATCCTGCAGAGTTCGCGGAACAACGCGAACGCGCAATACAGCAAATAATGCTTGACACTGGATATAGCCGAGAAAAGGCTGAGGCTGCGTTTGATGCAACATTTGATTATTTCTGCACGGATACTTCGCTGTATACCCAAGGGGCAGACGGGTATGGCCTAAAGCAGAATGAAACTCGTATTATCTCAGATATGTTAATCCGGATGCCACCATATAATGGTGGGGATGTATATAGAGGCATCGAGCTCGATGGCTTGACTACGGATTCGTTGCTGCGTGATGTAGATGTCGGTGCTACTTTTGGATTTGCCGCCTTTGACCCTGATTTCCCTGGAGACTTTGGTATATGGGAAAGCGCGAAAGTTGTCAATGGCATAAATCTGCCTGCTGCAGACAGAGATATGGGAGTCCTTGCGAGTTTTTCAACCGATAGACTGGTTGCTGAGGATTATGGCGGCTGGGGAACTACTTCTTCAGGGAAAGATAGTGTGCTATTTGTTCTGCGAAACAATCACACCGCACCTGGTGTCTCTCACCTATCTCCTCAAGGCGAAATGGATAGCGAGGTTTTATCTCCACACCTTCAGCAATTCACAGTAACAGGCCGCGAAGTTCATCTGGTTTCGCGCCCAAACGGCGAAACCAAGCGGGAAGTAATCTACTACTTGGACGATGCTGGCTTGAAGCCGAAAAACAAAGGGAGGAATTAACAATGCGTGAAGTCATCGAGACTGCGCAGAATTTAATGACTATCTTTGGCGACTGCAATGGAGGCCGCGATTATTATCATGCTGGTACCGCCGATGGTGATGAGGGGTACATAGACGATAGTTTTATTGGTTCTCCCCTTCAGTCAGCGCTGGCGGCATTCATCGCATCAGCCCGATCAATCCAGAACCGGGATGTAATGAGACTTAGCGCAGAAGGGAGAAAGGCGGTTCTGTTTGAGCCACGAAGCAATGAGTATATAGCAAGCATGAGCCTAAAAGAGACTATCGCAATCATCTCGTGCATTATTCGTGACTGGAGGACTGCGCATTGTGATGTGTCCGTCCTCGCTAAACCGCGACATCCATACGTTGTGCAAGGAACGTTTCCCCTTGTAATCAATCGCCTCCTCGAACTTCTCCCAGGAGAATAATTACTGCATTCTGCGAAATCTGAACAATATTATCCGGCGAAAACGCCCAAAATGGCGTTTTTCGTCAATAATATTGTTCTGAGAAGGAAAAATCATGCCCACAAAACCGAATAGACCATGCCGATACCCCGGCTGTACAGAGATGTGCAGGCCGGGGTTTGTGTATTGTCCCAAACACAATAAGACCAACAACCGTGACCGTTTCCGGGGAACCGCCGCAGAGCGCGGGTATGGCTCCGAGTGGAGACGGGCGCGTGACCATTATCTGCAGCTGCACCCGCTGTGCGTGGAATGCGCCAAGAAGGGCATCATCCGCGCCGCGAGTGTGGTTGACCACATTGTCCCTCACCGAGGGGATCAATCCCTCTTTTGGGATCAGAGCAACTGGCAGGCGCTGTGCAAATCGTGCCATGACCAGAAAACCGGCTCTGGACTGTGATTATTGGAGGTGAAAGCCAATGAATCCATTCACCTGGTTCTTCAAGGCGAGGGATAAGCCTAACAAGGTGACAGATGCTGTCAGCAGCGCTATAGAATTCTCCTTTGGGTCTTCTGCCGCAGGGAAAACGGCAAACCCGGAACAGGCGATGCAGCTCTCCGCTGTTTATGCCTGTGTGCGTGTGCTGGCTGAAACCGTGGCCAGTCTCCCGATACACGTGTATGAGGTCACGGAATCGGGAGCGCAGCGCGTGTACGATCACCCGCTGTACCACGTTCTGCATGATGAGCCAAACTCCGAAATGACCAGTTTCATCTGGCGCGAAACCATCATGGCTCATCTGAATCTGTGGGGCAATTCTTACTCGCAGATCATCCGAGACGGCGCTGGGAATGTGCTGGAACTCTGGCCGCTGTTGCCGGACTACATGGATGTAGACCGCGCAAACAACGGCGACCTGGTGTACACCTACACCAACAGCAAAGGCGAGGAAACTGTGCTGAGAGCCGACCAGGTGCTGCACATCCCCGCTTTGGGCTTCGACGGGATTATGGGCTACTCGCCCATCGCGCTCGAAAAGAACGCTGTCGGCCTGGCGATTGCAGCCGAGGACTACGGCAGCAAGTTCTTCCAAAACGGCGCGACTCCGAGCGGCATCCTGTTCCATCCGAACACGGTCAAGAATCCCGCCAAAATCCGTGAAGCCTGGAACAAGGCATACGGCGGGGCCAGTAATGGCAGCAAGGTGGCTGTGTTGGAAGAAGACATGCGCTACCAACAGCTGACCATCCCTAACAATGCCGCGCAGTTCCTGGAAACGCGCAAGTTCCAGGTGTCCGAAATCTGCCGCATCTTCCGCGTCCCTCCGCACCTCATCGGAGACATGGAACACGCGACCTTCTCCAACATCGAGCATCAGTCAATCGACTTTGCTGTGCATACCATTCGGCCTTGGCTCGTCAGGATCGAACAGGCGATCAACCGAACGCTGTTCACCGAGAACGACAAGGGCCGTTTTTATGTGCAGTTTAACATCGACGGCCTGATGCGCGGCGACTACAAGAGTCGCATGGAGGGCTATGCCATTGCCCGCCAAAACGGCTGGATGTCAGCCAATGATATCCGCGCTTTGGAGAACATGAATCCCATCCCGCCTGAACAGGGTGGCGACGATTACCTGTGCAATGGCAACATGATCCCCATCACGGCGGCTGGCAAGGTGCAGGTCGAGCAGACCGAAAACGACCAGCCCGGAAAGGAGGAAACCGATGAGAACGATCAAGTTTGATGGTTATATCGACACCAGCACCTTCTGGGGCGATGAAATCACGCCGGACACGCTCACCAAAAACCTGTACGGCGATGACGCTGAGAATCCGCTGAGCGACGATGTGACCATCGTGCTCAACTCCTACGGCGGCGACTGCAACGCCGCAACGCAGATGTTCGACATCATCCGGGACTACCCAGGTCAGGTCAACATCCGCGTCAGCGGAACCGCAGCCAGCGCCGCAACCTTCATGATGCAGGCGGCTGACTCTTTGGAGATCACCCCCGGCAGCATGCTGATGATCCACGATCCCCTGACCATTGCCATCGGCAATGAGAATGACATGCAGGCCGCAATCGACATGCTGGCCGCTTGCAAGCGGAGCATCATCAACTGCTACAAGCGCCGCTCCAACAAGTCGGAGGACGAGCTGGCCGCGCTCATGTCGGCGACCACCTGGATGGACGCTGAACAGGCGCTGGCCAACGGCCTGGTGGACAAGATCACCGAGGTCAAGAAGGGCGCGACGGACGCGCTCGACACTCGCACGGTCAGCCGTGCAGAGGCCGAGGCTGCTGTGCAGAAGTGGAGTGATCGTCGGAACCCGGCGAAGCTGGCTGCGATGCTCAAGGATCGCAACAGCATCACTGTGTCTGCTGATGCTGTCAACCTGCAGCCGGAAACCGTCGTTGTCCAGGACACCACTCATATTACTACCCCCATTGAGAACTCTCCGGAGGCTCCCAAGCCTGCGGGTGTTTCTGTAGAAAAGCTCAAGAAACGACTCAACCTTCTCAAATGAAAGGAGAAAATGAACAATGAGCAAGCTCACCGAACTGTACGCCAAGCGTGCTACTGCTTGGCAGGCCGCGAAGGACTTTCTCGACTCCCACGGCGATGTGCTGAGCGCCGAGGACGCGCAGCAGTACGACCGCATGGAGGCTGACATCACCTCCATGACCAACCAGATCGAGCGCCTGCAGCGGGCGCAGGAGATGGACAACGTGATGCGTCAGCCCACCTCCACCCCCATCCAGGACAAGCCTGGCGCTGGTGTCGATGCCACTAAGACTGGCACTGCCGCCGATGCCTACAACAACGCCTTCTGGCGCGTGATGAAGGATAAGCATGCCCCCTATGAGGTGGTCAATGCCCTGCAGATCGGCACTGACACCGAGGGCGGCTATCTCGTCCCTGACGAGTACGAGAAGAAGCTCGTCGACGGCCTGACCGAGGAAAACATCATCCGTCGTCTGGCCCACACCATTCGCACCGCCAACGGTGACCGCAAGATCCCGCTGGTGACCAGCCACGGCACTGCCGACTGGATCGATGAGGAAGGTGCCTACATCGAGTCCGATGATACCTTCGGTCAGATCACCCTGTCTGCCTACAAGCTCGGCACGATGATCAAGGTCTCCGACGAGCTGCTGCACGACAGCGTGTTCAACCTGCCGACCTACATCTCCGGCGAGTTCGTGCGCCGCATCGCCGCCGCCGAGGAAGCTGCCTTCCTGACCGGCAACGGCACTGGCCGTCCCACCGGCCTGCTGACCCGCGCCACCGATGCTGTGGAGACTGCTTCCGCGACCGCCGTCACCGCCGATGAGATCATCGATCTGGTGTACGCCCTGAAAGCTCCGTACCGCCGCAAGGCTGTGCTGCTGATGAACGACAGCACCATCAAGCTGGTGCGCAAGCTCAAGGCGCAGGCCAACGGTGACTACATCTGGCAGCCCGGCCTGCAGGCGGGTCAGCCCGACCGCATCCTGGGCTACACCGTATACACCTCTCCCGAGATGCCCGCGCTGGCCGCTGGCAAGAAAGCCATCGCCTTCGGTGATTTCAGCTACTACTGGGTCGCCGACCGCGAGGGCCGTCGCTTCAAGCGCCTCAATGAGCTGTACGCGGTGAACGGTCAGGTCGGCTTCCTCGCTTCCGAGCGTGTGGACGGCAACCTGATCCTGCCCGAAGCCATCGTGACCCTCAAGGGCAAGACGGCTTAATCGACCGGAGGGCTGGTGTGAAGCAAGCGCCAGCCCTCTTCTGATTGGAGTGAAATCGCATGGGTACCAACTACACCGATAATGGTGGCCGTGTCTTCGTCGTTGGCGGCGAGCTCAAAATCCTCCCCGGCGCGAAGGTGACCGGCCTGGAACTGGCGGGCGCTGGCGCGAAGCTCCCCTTCATCCCAGACAGCAAGGCGACCACCGTCGCCGCTCTGCGCGAGGAATTCAACGGCCTGCTGGCCGCTCTGCGGGAGGCTGGCCTGATGGCGGGTGAGGATGCATGATCCTCACCGTTGACGATGTTGTAGCGCACCTGCGGCTCGATGAGGACACCCTCGACGAAACGGAGATCGCCTACATCACCAACAAAATCCAGGAAGCGCAGGAGGCTGCGGAAGAATACTGCCGCACATCCTTTGAACCCATCGCCGAAGAAAAAGATGAGGACGGCAACGTCATCAAGGAAGGGTACACCCCTCCCAAAGCTGTACGGCTGGCCGTCCTTCTTCTTGTGTCCCACTTCTACGAGTTCCGGGACGGCAATGACAACGTAGCCTACAACACTACCATGCGCGCTTTCAAGAATCTGCTCTACCCGCACCGCGACCCGGAGCAGATGTTCTGACCCCATTGGAGGTGACGGCTGAATGCGGGGTTACAAAAACTTTGAAGGCTCGCCGCATCCCGGCGACCTCCGGAACAAAATCATCATCGGAACCACGGACAACGTAATCAGCCCGAACGGCTACCC